CTCTAGTAAGGCGTATCGCATTAGAATGGGGAGATGGGCGGGGCCATACTCCTCTAACCATTCTGCTATTACCTCTAGTGCTGTATTTAGTTTCAATGTATTACGCGCCCTCTGGTATGAGCGGGGTTGACCCGCTAGTAGCCGCGGGCCGTGTAATTTATAGCTAGGCTACTCTAGCTCTCTATTAACACTGGAGAGTTACCTTACGGTTGAACCAACTGGGAACACTTGCTTCAGGAGTACTTACTTCACGCGCTGCTCCATTAGCTCCTGCCCCCTTAGTTCCTGCCTTCTTACTGAAGAGCATATCTAACTCGTTTTCATTCACGAAGGTATCGTCATTCCATGCTTCATAGTCAATTGACGCAATGTCGTCCCCCATGATGATTATATTGCCCCCGGCTGCGGGCTTCTTAGTTTTACAATCAATCACCATTGTGATGAATGGGCTGCCATTCCCATGGATACGGTAACCATCAGCTACGTGCTTGGCTATAGTATCGGTATCTTGTGGTTTGAATACTAGATTAACCGTCAGTCCGACGGCCAACTCACTGGCATCAACGAAGCTACCATTCGACAGGTTCAACCGATAGTCACTGGCTCCCACCACGGTGCCAGTTAGCACCGTGTTGCCATTCTTAGGGCTAGTAGTAAGTGTTACTTGCTGGGTTTCGTTGCTGCGTGTCAATTTGATTCTGAGCTTCATATTACACCTCGGTTAGTTGGTCTTGAATTAATTAATAAGGCGGGGGCCGGGGTCCCTTAGTGGTGCGGCCACTCTTCTATGCGGCGGGCTCCGTGGTATGGCCATACTTGACGGCTCGTTCCCCCCGCGGGGGCCTTCAACATCTGCGGGTGTGCAAAGTACACCCTGACTACTAGCTCTCGATGGCGTGGTTTAATTGCCAGGCCATACAGATAAATTGGATAATCAAACATTCCCTACCTCCCAGTAAATTGAGTTACCTACGTAGCTCTTTACACCACTACGAGATACAATGATGCGTGCCACACTCTGTTTATTACTGCTCAGGTAGAGCGCGCGGGCCAGGAATATTACTATTAGTAATACCGCTACACTATGCGTGATGACCAGCACAGCCACCATAAACATGTACAGTGATAGATACGCCACGTAACGCGCATCTAGTTCTATAGGCTTCATATTGCTCTCCGGTGCAGTCGATGTTTTCTCACAAAATTGAAGATAATAGAATATGTCGTCATGCTCCTTATTCATTCTACGAATCCAAGCTTCAAGAATAGCTATTTCGCTATAATCAAACCACTCTCCGTGTCCAGATAATTCTTTTTCACGATTTATATGTTCTGCTAGTTCAAGTTTAGAATGACGCCACGCTATTCTAACTTTTTGTGTTTTTCTTGACTCTTCTAATAAATCATCACGACCCATTAGCATTTTTTCATTTACCATTGTTTTACTCCTATTAATCATTGTTTGCTGATAACTGATAGAATCGCGATCAAATAATTCTACAGGGGGCACTAGGAGACCCATTGGCTTATATAACTGACGACTATTAGTATGGGGAAGGGTAGCATCTTATCTACCCCTGATAGCTCCTCCTTTACCATATACATCAGTCCTAGACATACGGCCCCCGGTAGGAATATAACACTAACGTGAGCTGATGTTATCAGCACGACCAGCGCGGCCGCCGTTACACCTAGATTGATAAGGCGAGTGGGGCCGGCGTGTAACCAGCGCTGCCATATAGCGCTCCTTATCATCCAGATGGTCAGCCAATAGGCTGATAAGAATAGGGGCGTCAGTAACACTACTGCGCCGACGAAGGCAGGCCAATTCAACTGGTTTACATCCGTTAGGGCTAGATAGGAACTCATGGCATCTCGCCCGCTACTATTACCTAACATGACTAGCCCTAGTGATATGCCCCGCACAACCGCTTCGAGATAAGACTCAGTCTTACCATCGGGGGCGGCTGCGGCTACAGGTAACCCAATAGCGAAGAATGGTCCTAGTGACATAGTGATGCCCAGTGCATTGCTCGTCTTACAGTCCTCCTCAGTCTTACGTCTAGCAGGGCATATTAGGCTGGCCATAACGTAGCCCCCCATACCCAGGATAGTAGTGGCGTGGGGTTGACTATGCAGGAACCACAGGAAGATAGCCGTGATAACAGCTAGACCTACCATCTTGGCGCGGCCCCAGCACTGCACTAATATGAAGATGGCCATCATTAATGGCGTTATCCACATATGAGATACACTGAGGTATTGGTCCATAACTATTATGCCTAGACTGGCTACTATGCCGCCGATTAGGCTGCTGATGCGTATTAGCAGCGAAGCCGATGCGTCATATCCGCTAGTAGCGGTAACTACTCGCATACCAGTGAAGGCCGGGTTACTCATGCGGGCCTCACTGGTTATAGTACCAATTACCACTATAGCCAGCACGCCCATCGCATTATCGCCGCTTATTAGCGGCATAAGTGCCATCAACAGAATCTCTATACTAAGATATGGTATCAGAGATACTATGAGGGCCAGCGCCCCTAATATGAGCATTGTTATCATGCGACTTACCTGCCTAGGGTAATACTTTAATGTTAATTAACGTGCCGTTACTAACTTTACCCGTTATCCGTATAAACCTACGGCTGCGTACTCCTTTAATTGATATAAGTACGCTGCATCTGCTAGTGCCTGCGTCCTCGTGTAGAACGGCATAGGCATGGTCGGGTAGGAGAGGGTTAGAGTATGTAGTGCTATTAACCCAGGCCCTTCTAATTATCACGTAGGCGCCATTATGGAGCCTTATATCGCATAGGCCCACTGGTATGGGCGGGGGCCCCTCTCCTAGTATAAGGGTGAGTATTGTATCTAGCATTCATTGCCCTATTGAACTCAGTCTCGTTAACCAGGGTCATACTATACACTATGCCCTGGTCCCACTCGATAATGGCGTATACGACACTGCCGTGTTGTAGCGCATTGCGGACAGCCCGTACGTCGAGCTCATCGACGCGTAGGCTGAGGTTAGTTATAGCATAGTAACCGGGCGCGGTCTCTTGTAGGGGCTCCTCTATCCGGAGGAACCGCTTCTTGAGCCTAGGGCTACTCTCGCTATCGTAGTCTAGATAAGTACGGCGATAGGTGCCATCTAGCTTACCATTCTTGATACTACCTCGTATAGTTAACCGCTCGCCTACTGCAGGCGGCGCCCCATCTACGGGTACATATACGTAACAACCGGGTTTGTTAACTACTAACAGGGGATCAGTGGATGTGATCACCTTGACGCGGTCTGTTACCTTAGCGCCATTATTAGCACCACAAATAGAGGGCCTTGCCTTCGATAGGTTAAATGCTACGCCAGCGAATGCAGCTGCGCCGGCCAGTACTACTACATAGAATATTAAGCTACTTACGTAGGGTCTTCTTTCCATCGGGTACACTCTTCTACGGAATATACTTCCTTTTCCCGTACCCAAGACGGTACTTTCTTCAACTCGGATTGGACTACTGGGGTTCCCCAGTAGTAGTGCCCATCACTGAGTTGACCCATACATGGATCCTGATCTTTAGCTCATTGTTTTACTCCTAATAAGTTTTACTAACCGATTAATTCTCTAAGCGTTTAAAAGCACCGATTTCTTCCTTGATGCTCTCCTCTGTCTGCCGCTCAAGGGCCTTTATTCCTTGATTTAAGGAATCCGAAATAGTCTTACAGGCCTTATTGTACCTTTTAACACAAATCCATTGGCCATAGTAACAGTTTTCAGGGTCTGTTATGTATCTAACCTCAAATTGTAACCATTGGTATTTATGGTAGCTGACTTCTGCTAAGAAGGCATATGATAAAGGAGAGAAATCACATTCTTCTTTAGAGGCATTAAATGTCCCTAAGACCTGACTCTGAAATTCTTTAAATGACAGCAGTTGTTTCTCTGCTGATACGCTATTCTGAAGCTCCTCAAATGACAGCATAATATCTCCTGTTGATACGATTAAATCCTGATTACTGATAACTGATAACTAATTACTTTTCTATTTTTTCAAAGATAGCATTTTCTTCCTTGATGCTTTCTTTTGTTTTTTGTGCAACAACTTTTATTGCTTGCATCAAAGAATCTGAAATGTCTCTACAAGCTTTGTCGTATTCTTTTATAACGATCCAACGACCATAATTATAGTTTTCAGGGTTTGTTACATATCTGACTCTAAAGAATAAATAATGGCCATTAGTGTAATTAATTAATGCCGAGAAATAATAAGAAGAATCCCAAAACTCACACTCTTCTTTGGTGCATTTAAATGCTTTTAAGACCTGACTCTGAAACTCTTCATATGACAGCAGTTGTTTTTCTGCTGATACGCTATTCTGAAGCTCTTCAAATGACAGCATAACATCTCCTGTTGATACGATTAAATCCTGATTACTGATAACTGATTGCTAATTGATAATCACAAACTACCCGAAAACCAATATTATGCCTGTAAAATTCTTTGTCATAAGCGTAAATGCCTACTCCTGAACGGCAATTATAAGGGCAAGTGTTAAATGCACCACCACGAGGAACGTTTTGGCACCACTCCGAGACATTACCGTGCATATCGTACAATCCCCAATCGTTAGGTAATTTTTGTCCTACAGGATGGGTTATAAATCCAGAGTTATTTTCGTACCAAGCATAGTCTTTTAGATGCTCGAAATCATCACCAAAGCTAAATAGGCTTTCAGTTCCTGCACGACAGGCATATTCCCATTCTGAATTTGTAGGTAGGCGATAGGTTTTACCAGTCATTCTATTTAATTTTATGCAAAAACCTATAGCGTCGTTATAGCTAACACTTTCTACCGGATTTTGAGGTTTGTTTATGAAATAAGAAGGATTAACTTCCATTACCGCTTCATATTGTTCCTGAGTGACTGGATATTTTCCAATCTTAAAAGTTACGCCAGGAATTTCTACCATTTCAATCTCAATCATTGCCTTACTTCTAATAGTTTTGCTTACTGATAACCGATAACTGATAACTGACAGCTAATTACATTTTATTTGTTCCATATTTTTAATTGCTGTGTCCATTTGTATCGCCGCAAAAAGGTCAAAAGCATCTTTGTCGGTTTTTGCAAACTGCAATAACTCTTCTTGGCTATATCCAGCGATAAGAGGATACTCACAAGCTACTACCTTTAAGGCTTGTACTTGTCTTTCAATGTCCCAATCTTTCATTAATTCATCTTGATACGACATTTTTTTGCTCCTAGATAAGTAATTTGTCTGGTAACTGATAACTAATCTAGAGCTTTTGTAAAAACAGGCACCCTAAAACAGTCCCAGTAGATTTATCTCGTACTAACCCTCCAGGGGCAAGGCAGTCCGTGCGACCTATCTTAGTGGCCGCCGCGGCCACCAACTCTAACACGATGTAATAAATTCCTTCTTGATATTTAGGTAATTTCTCGATCTCCCCGTAAACAATGGACTCGATGGCAATACCATCGATTTCCCCCGTGACTATTGAAACTCGTGGGAGAATCCCCGACGGAGGGATCTCTTCGAGAATTTCAACAGTTTCAGCGAGAAACTGGTTCTTGGAGTCTTGCTCGATCCCCTGTCTAGAGACGAGAGTGATTACATCAGGCGTGGCGTTAACGATCATTTTTAATCTCTGTAGTACGGTATATACGTCTTCTACTAGTAGAGGGCTCAGCCGACCTCTGATAAGGTCGGCTGATTATTATTCCATCAAGAAAAAGGGTTAGAGAGTTCTTCCGTCGCAGACTACTCGAAAACCGTCATTGAGGTTGCGGATGTCGCGGCGGTAGTCGATGAGACGAAGCGCGGAACGGCAGTTATAAGGATAGGTGCTCCAGGAACCGCCCCGCATGACAGAATATAGATTATTCTCGTCTTGCAGTGAGTCTGCCGAATCTGCTTTTTCAGTAGATTCTAGACTATTTTCAGCATCAATATTTTCCTCTTGATTATTATCAAGCCAAACGCTACCGTCACTAGGCGCACCGTCATAGTTATCATGCCAAGTATCAGCACACCATTCCCAGACATTTCCGTGCATATCGTACAGTCCGAAGGCATTGGGTGTAAATTGTCCCACGGGAGTTGTTTCGCTGGCGTCATAGTTAGCCAATTCCCTTGTAATGGTTTCCCCAAAGTAGAATAGGGTGGTGGTTCCAGCACGACAAGCGTACTCCCATTCCGCCTCACTCGGTAGTCGGTATTCCCTTCCCGTCAGTTTTGATAATCTCGCACAAAATTCAACGGCATCGTACCAGTTGACTTGTTCTACGGGGCGGCGATCACTATTGGGGCGGTCTTTAAAATGGGCCGGGTTGAGATCAAGGTCTCTTTCAACTTTTAAATCTGTGCGAGAGGCGACCTCTCTCCACTAGGCTTGGGTGATGGGGTATTTACCCATGAAAAAAGATGGGACAGTTACTTGATGTTGAGGGTATTCATCATCAAAACTATATTCCTCATTTGGCGATGAACCCATCGTAAAAGTTCCCCCCGGGATGGCAACCATATCTAAGGTGATGCCATTGCCCAAATCTTCCCCGAAGGGTTGTTCTTTAAACTGTCTTCTATTTTCGACGCCCTGTCTAGATAACAGAATTGTGTGTAGTGTAGTCATTTCCTTCTCTCTGTAGTAGAACGATATATACGCCTCTCTATTAATAGAGAGGCGTATATCAGCCGACCTCCGATAAGGTCAGCTAATTACTAGTCCATAGAATTGGCGCTTGCGGCAGGGGGCACCGCCGCCCACTCTGTATTATTACTTGCTGCATCCGCTGCTGCACGAGCAGCTTGTAGCTGAGCAGTGCGCTCTACCTGCCGGCGCTTCTGCCGATTATTATTCTGAGACCGCGCCTTTAAGAACCAATTATCCATCTCATTCTTTGAATCAAAGCCTAGGCCGCTAATAGCGGCCTGATTGACTTCCATGCCTAATAAGGAGGATGCGTAGAAGACAATGCTATTGACTTCTTCGCCGTTTGCGGTGAGTTCGGATAAAATGGGCTCCCCGACCTCAAAGAGAATGGATACGCCCCCTCCTATCATGCCTTCAACGCCATCAGAGATAAACTCAAATTGGTCCGGTTTTACCCGGACTTCAACTGAGAGACCAGCGAGTTGGTCATTGCTAATCGGGAAACCCTGGCGGGTAACATTGTTAGTCCGCTCGGCTGTGCCGATTAGCCGGACGGTTCCATCGGTACACGGTTTGTTCCACATGCGATGTGGTAAGAATTTATTTGTAAACGCGATTGAGTATAGTAGTTGCGCTTTGACTGATTCCTGTGGTTTAGGTTCCGCTTTAAATGTCTCTATAGCTGAGCGGGTAGTGGTTTTGGCGGTGGTTCCTGCGGTGGTTTTGGCAGTGCGTGATGGTCTCATATCTAATAGGTAATAGTGATTAATTAGAGGTTATGTCCCTCCGTTGGGGAGTGGCATCGGCTACTTTCGCAGCTCGAGTACCATAGGCCCTCCGCTGGGGAGTGGTTAGAGCAGCTAGCGCAACTATGGTAGCTATCGCGACTAGTGCGACACAAGCCCCTCCGTTAGGGAGTGGCTAGGGCGGCTATGGTAGCTATCGTAGCTTAAGTACCTCCGAAAGGGAGTGGCTAGTATAGCTATTGTAACTATCGCGACAATAGCTCTTCTGAAAGGGAGTGGCTAATGGAACTAACGCAGCTCTTGCTGTATCCTTAGGGAGTACTCAACAGATAGTTTATTGCCACCGCTAATAGAATTCGCCGTCACGAGCATAAGCCGCCGCTAGTAACATTCGCTGTCATGAGCAATACTGGATACTACCTATCATATGGAGGGGAGAGCTCCACTAAAAGAAAAAGGGGCCAGGTGGCCCCAGGGGTCATATGACCCCATTGTAATTAGAAATCAGGATGATCTTCAGCTTCAGCGAGCTCTAGTTTGTAGTCGCCGAGGTCGAGATGTACAGCAGTTGCGATTTCCAACAGCTGCTTGAGTTGGGGGTTCCTGACATAGTTAGAGAGTTGGAACTCACTTACCATATGAAACACGCTAACGGGAACGATATCATCAGCACCATAACTGGCTGCGTCATCCTGGGTCATAGGAGCCACAGGATCATGGCCCTGGCCAGTACGACGGAAGGCTCCGTAGATAGTAGATGACTTTATAAGGCTATCGCTAGCGAAGTCACCCCGTTCGAGAGCACCGTAAGTGAGAGTACGGGCACGAGCTTTTATAAGCTGGTAGATTACGTTGGGTTCCTTAGCCAGTTTAGCGGGCATAAGGTTAGCTATAGCCCGAGCAGGAGGTACACCACCTCCTTGGCGATCCGTATCCGCAAGCTTAGTGGAGTTGGCAGAGTAGTATAACCCGTCTTGCAACGACTTATACATAGGCACGCCAGCAGCCCAGGCGCGAGCGGCTTGTACTAGGGTCGCCATGAAGATCTTAGCCTCAGGAGTATAGCCCCCAAGACCCATGCTTTCATAGACAAACCGCCAGGCGATAACGCACGCCTTAAGTGCATCGGTATCAACGCCGCTAGCGCGATACATACTATCCCATGTCTGGAAGGCAAGTGCGGAACAGATACCATAGCCAACACCTACAGCTACTTTGTAGTGCATATGCACCTCAGCAGCGTCGCTGACGTACTTATCGACAGCGATAGCAGTAGCTACAGCCTTATCCCACTTAGTAAGGGATTTCTTACCCATCTTATCTTCATAGCTCATGAAGGCGAAGAACGGCAGGTCATCTGCTTCGTAGCAGTAGAAGTAGCCGCCCATGCCCATGAGACTAGCATTGATAGTGAGGGCACTTTCAGTGTTAATACCATACTTGTGAGCATTAATGCCGCCGCACTGATCACCATCACCATCGCCTTCGTTAACGGCGTGCCATAGGAGAGGGTTGACCGTATAGTGTGCGACGAAGGCATCAGTAGTAGAGAACTTAACGCGGCCGCATAGGATGAAACCCATAGGAGTACGTTGTATCCCAATAATCTGGTTCTCTTCGATGCCAAGCATACGCACCATAGGGCAATTGGGGTGCATGAGAATTACAGGCACGCCATCAGCGCTATGGAGCAGCGGGCTATAGCTGGTCTTGACCTTACCAACAACCACATCGCCGGCGCGGGCCATACTTTTCAGAATGCCCTTGGATTTAACCATAGTGTTACACCATGTGCGTAAACCACGGCTGACCTTAGCGGTCATGGAGTAGATTTTACTATCCAAACCGCTCTGGTCTTCAATCCCTTCATCAGTAACGTAGGCCAACAGTGTAAGGAGGTCTAACATAATACCAGTAGCGGAGGCGCCAGAGAAGGTACCGAATGCACTTAAGGCCTTACCATTAATATGAAGAGAGACTTCATTGCCGTTGTTCTGGGCAACAATATCCACTCCATTGGGGTAGACAATAGCGAAACGATCTAGCAGGTTGCGGTCACTGCCGGGGGAGCTATCAGAAACGTAGTTGTTAACTACACCGATAATGTCCCGTAGATGGTCACGCCCCTCAGTAGTGCTGATGTTAATGTAATCAGCACAGTCTTTAGACGTGATCATGCTAACTATGGACATAACGTTATCGTACTTAACCTCCTCCATGAGCGCTTCGCCCCAAGCGCGGTTCTGTAGGGCCACAATACCAATCTGCTCCATAGTCATCTTGGAGAATGCTACGGACTCACGAGGAGTGGCTATCTCGATATCGTACGGCAGATAGCCGTATATAACTTCTACGGTTTCTTCGATACGGACGCTGGTATCGTCGATATAGATTACATTGATGTCATCGTTAGCGACTACAGACGAGATAGAATCCCACAGGTCACGGGCCATATCAAAAGAGATGACCTCTTTAACACTGGCCCCAGTATCATCAGTAGCCAGTTTGGCTCGAGCCCACTCAGTAAAGCTATTACTCTCAGTCATAAGATCAATGACTTCACGAGTATTATCGATGGTGAGAAGCGCACCCTCAGGAGTATAGGTGCAGCCCCCCTTCTCAATGGCAAACATCTCGATGAGCGCGGGCCACCCCTTAGTGGTCTCGTTATTTAGAATGATATCCCAGGGTTGAGATAGTCCCTTAACGTCATAGGGAAGAGTAGTAAGCTTCTTACCTAGACCACGAAGTTTGAGGACCTGGTCACGCCCCACCATTTCAGTCTCAAGCCGAATAGTGACGCTATCAGCGCGGCCCTCGACGCCATTACGCGTGACAGTCCCGCTTATTACGCGGATGTCCTGCGCGAAGGTCTCATTCTTAACTATGCAGTACTTGCCCTGCATAATACTGATGATAGGGCTACCAGGAGCATAAACCTGGCCCTCTGCCTTCGCTATCTTACCTTCTATGACTTCCATGAGCTTACTCACAACGTCATCTAGATCAGCAGCCATAAGAGCGCGGACTCCGCTAGGAATACGAAGTACGTGAAACTCTTTAGTTATGGTCTTAGGTACGGTGTATTCGAATTCGAGGTCGCGACGTATAGCAGCAACACCACTGCCAAAGCCAAAGCGGCTATTGGTGAATGCGGTGCGTAGATAGAGGCCACCACCACAACTATAGCTACCATCACCTAAATCAACGCGAAGTAGGCTATCACGACGACCTACCACCTCAGCACGGGTGTATTTACCCGAGCTAGGTGGACGGTTGTATACCTTAGTGGGCTTGCTGAAGTCATGGATGGAGTATATCTTACCATCCTTAAGTCCGAGGAACATGGCCTTGGCGCCCTTACCTACAGCAATCCATTTCGCATTGTACTTATCAGGTGCTGATATAATGCCGGCTTTGAGCGACAATTCAAGATCGCTGGGTGCGAGGCCAACGTTCTCCACTTGCAGGAACGGGAAGGCCTTATCCCAAGGCTTGAAAACAACAGGACGGGTCATACAGCGATTAATTTCAAACAGAGACTGACCCTCTTTAGGCTGAGCGCCATAGTTGATGTCCTCGCGCCACAGGTTAGTTACCTCATTGAGGATAGCACGCGCACCAGTGGCGTTATGCACTACCTTCATACAGAGTGCTACAAGGGCTACGCGACCACTGTAATCTTTGCCCCCTACTTTAACTAGTTCATTAGCGATGCGACTCTGACGACCATCATTGACGCTACCTGTACTAAAGTTGAAGGTAGTGTTGCGGTTATTACCCTTAATGACAACACAGGGACCCTCAACACTAACAATACGGTGCTGTTTGACACACAGACAGCCTACGAGAGCGGCCAGGTCATCACCAGACCACGTAGCTAAGTTAGTGAGGAAGTGCTCACTATACATGCTAACTAAGCATTCGGTC